GACAAATTTCAATTTTTGGGATATGTTACTAAAATATTAGGAAGTGGATTTGTTAATCTAGATTATTATATTCCAAAATTGGATGATAATGAAACTATTATTGATTGGGTCAAATATAGTAAAATTGGTGTAATTAGGGGTAAAATGAGACGGCGTGTATGGGTAAATTTAAATGATATAGTATTAGTTACGGAGCGTGAATTTTGTCAAAACAAGGTTGATATTATAGATAAATATGATAGTAGTCAATTAGAATATTTAAAACAATATTCTAATATACCCCCTATTAATGAATTATCAGAAAATGATATAGAATTTGGAAATGATACATTGACTAATTTTAGTAATCCGATAAGTGATGATAATAAAAATATGAAATCATTTAGTGATGATATTAATGACATTTAAAATTGATTTTAAAAAGGATCATTGATTTAATATTATTTCATTATAATGAATGAAAAACTTGGATTGGATGAATCATTGGTAGAAAATATTAAAGCGGGTACATTTAATAATAGTAGTTATTTTGGATATAAGAGTAAAGTATTGAAAAGTGGTATTTGTAAATATTATCGTCGTAAAAAATTCGATAAATTTGAATGGTGTGTAATAGAAATGATGTTATTTGGTTTAAAAAACAAAGGATTGTTAACGAATCTATTGAATAGATTAAAAATTGTATTAATGGAAGAGATCGTTTGTTATGATATTGGTGAAGTATGTTATTGTATAAAATTATTTAATGATATTTATAATGATGGATTAGATTTAGATGATAAAATGATTAAAGTATTAGAAATATGTAGTATCATTAAACATGTACGGAGAGGAAGAATTGTAAGTTATATCAATTGTTGGTGGAAATATCACACTATGGAATATGATTTGATGTCTATTAGTATTAATAAAGTAAAAAAATTTAGTAAAAAAAATGATTCTGAAGAATTATTGAAATATGGTGAGTTATTTATTGGTTTTATGGAATCTAATGATGAAAGAATATTTGATATTTATCAAAAATTATATGCTAAAACTGAAAACTATGGTTCGCGATACAGAAGAAAAGATGGGGTATTTCTATTATTTGAAATTATAGAAGATAAATATAAATCAAATCCACAGTTTATGATTTTATTTGAATTTATAAAAACAATGTTTTTTAGAAAAGGGATGACAGAACGCCGAGCGTTTGGTGTATGGTTAATGTTAATAGTTTGGAAGTTTGATACATTAGATTTTAGTACTAAATATATGGGAGTTAAGATGACTAAATCGCAACTAAAAACATATATGGCATCCCGAACTAAGATTATTATAAATGAATCGTATGTAGTAGAAGATTATCATATTAATAAAAAGTTTGGGTTGGCTGGGTTTGGAAATCATGGTAGTAAAGTTATAGATGAAGATTTATCTATACTAGGTGAAAATGGGACTAAATATAAACAATTGTATATTGATGATAAAAATGGTAAAGTAAAGCCATCAAAAAAACTATCAACTATTGCGTCATCTATTTCTAAATCAGTAATAGAATTAGGTGTATCTAGTTTTATAAAAAGTAGAAAAAAACATAATGGCAATACATCTAAGAGTAATATGTTTTCAGAAAAACATGATAGTATGTATTTGAAAGGATATATAAAACACAAACCAAATAGTTATGAAACATTACAAAATGCCAAAAATAATTCAAACCATTATAATGATGTTGGTGGTATAACGTTTTCTAAAAAGAAAAATTTTACATTACGAAAGGGTAAGACTTTGAAACCTAGTACAATTGGTGAATCCTCATGGGTTAAATTAAATACTAAAACACATTCACCACTAATGCTAAATAGTCCTAAAAAGAAAAAAAAGAAATTTAATGTTAAAAAATATAAAGTTACTACTATGAAAATATCTTTAGATGACTATACTATTACACAAATGTCAGATGATGAATACGAAACAATATTGAATTTGCCACAAGGGCAAAAATTAACTAGTAGTAGTAAAAAAAGTGTGTATATGGATAAAATAAATGTCTACAAAGGGCCATTTATTTTTGATGACAAAAAATTAATGAATAGTATTAAATTTACCCAAGCATTAATATGTGTTGAAAGTGTTATAAAGATACCAGATAAAATGAAGAGTGTTTTACCATTTTCAATAAAAGAGTATAAAGGCTATTATTTCTTGGTATATAAAAATATAGGAATCATTGACGAATCATCATCTGAATTAGTTGATACTACGTTAGTAAGTAAATCATTGTCTGAAATGGCCTTAAAACTTGGTAATAGTATTCCATCTAAATCTGTTAAAATTTATCCAAGAGGTGTAATTAATAGGATTAGTGATATAATAACATTATACCCATCTAAATTTACCGATGATATTAAATTAGCAACATTACAGCATTTATATTTTAGATACTTGTTTAATATTGGTGATTCAGGAACGCAAAATGTATTGTGTCGTGAAGATGGACATATTCACTTAGTAGCAGGTATAGATATGGAGGAAATACGTGGAAAAGATCAAGGAAATACTAAATTGGAATATTTATTTAATTCACGATATAATAAAAAAGTGGCGTTGTTTAAAGATATGATAGATAATGTAGTAACGTTAACCTTTGAGGAATTAGATACTATTAAAGATGATTTGGCATTATTAGGAATTGATTATGAGGATATTAGGAAAAAAATATATAAATTTAATACATCAAAATCTAACCCATAATTATTTAAAGATAAAAAGCATATAATAATTAAGATATGGGTATTCCATTGTATTTTAAAATTATTTCTGAAAAATATCCAGATATTATCAAATCTAACATTAATAATCAAGATAGTTTATTTTTAGATTTGAATTGCGCTATTCATCCGTGTTGTAGAAAAATATTAGAACAATACACTGTAAATAATTTTAATAAAAATGATGTGGAACGTAAAATGATAAATGAAGTATTAAATTATATACATAAATTAGTATCTTTGGTGAATCCTAAATTATTATATTTGGCGATTGATGGAGTTGCGCCATGTGCTAAAATGAATCAGCAAAGACTTCGTAGATACAAAACTGTATATGAAAAGGATAAATTAGATACTATAAAAAAGGAAGAAAATAAAGAAACTAATAATTTTAATTGGAATACGAATGCTATTTCTCCAGGAACAGAATTTATGGATACATTATCTAAAGCAATTGTACATGAATTTGAAAATAAACAAATATATAAAGCTATAGAAGTACATTTTAGTGATTCATATGTTCCTGGTGAAGGAGAGCATAAAATATTAGAATTTGTCAAAAATAATAATCTTGATAATAATATAGTTATTTATGGATTGGATGCTGATTTGATAATTTTGTCATTTGTGTCCCATAAAAATAATATTTTTTTGCTAAGAGAGGCGTTGCAGTTTGGAAAACCAGTATTAGATTCATTTTTGTATTTAGATATAGATAATCTAAAATATTATATTGTGAAAGATTTGCAAGAAAAAATATTAATAGCTGATAGTACATTATTATTTGATACTAATAAGCTAAATAATTTAATGGATGACTATATTTTCATTAGTTTTTTGATTGGGAATGATTTTTTACCACATTTGGTGGCATTTGATCTTCGCAATGATGGACTAACATTTTTACTAAATAAATATGTTGAGATGTATGTTATATATGAGGATAATTTGGTGAATAGAGATAAAAATACTATTAATTGGCGTTTTTTGAAAGCTTATTTTAATGAATTGAATAATTATGAATCAGAGATACTATTGAAAATGTCTAAAAAACGGAAAAAATTTAAATTAAGAAAGTCATATGCTGATGAATATGAGAAAAAAATAGATTTGCTAAACAATTATCCAATATTACATCAAGAGTTAGAGGATTATGTGGATATTGGTAAAAAAAATTGGAAATATCGTTTTTACAATAAAGCATTAAATATTTATGATGAAGATGACATAACCATGTGTTGTAAAAATTATATTGATGGTTTGAAATGGACATATGATTACTATTTCAAAGGGTGTAAATCATGGAAATGGAAATATAATTATAGACATGCTCCATCTATTGGTGATATATTAGATACTATGAATTCGTATTCATTGAATACTATAAAATTTAGTGATTCACAACCTTATAGCCCAATAGTTCAATTGCTATCTATATTTCCAAAAACAAGTTATAATTTAATACCAACCGAATATCGTCAATTAATGTCTAAATCATCAGATATATATGATTACTATCCATCACATTATCAAATAGATACGTATTATAAACGGTATTTTTGGCAATGTGAACCTATTTTACCATTAATAGATTATGAACGGATAAACAGCTGTGTTAAAAAAATAACAATGCCAAAATATATCAAATCTAAATTAAATTCCAAAGTATACATTAAGAATTCATCAGTATTGTAATTTTGTTAATTTATTATTTTAATTATATTTTTTTCAAACAACCTCGATAAGTCTAATACGTATTCTTTGTATTGTTTAATTTATGTTTTAGTTCTATTTTTATTGTATTAGAAGATTAATAGTCTATATTACGTAAATTACTAATATTAACTTTATATTTTTAATTAAGAATCTCAACCAATTGTGATTGAACTTTTTAATAGTGTTATTATTTTAAATATTTGTATATTTTATATGAAAGAATGTATTAGTTATTGTTTAGTTGGGGCAGCATTGCTTGGGTCAATGATTGTCACTATGCTAGCTAGTAAAAAGTCTAAAAATTTTGTTAATTTTATGAATTTGTTAGATGATAATCAACAGCAAATTTATAAAAGTGTTATAAAAGAGCGTATGACTATATATATTCAAGGCCTAGTTATTGGTATTATATTAGCAATATTATGTACTTTTACTAATGCATTATCAAAAACTTACAAAATATGTTTATTCATTGTAATTGCTCTTGGTTTTAATATGATATATTATTCATTGTATCCTAAATCAACCTACATGTTAAGCCATCTTACATCAACCGAACAAAATAATGCCTGGCTTAAAATATACAAAGAGATGAAATTACGATGTAGAATAGGATTATTACTTGGTGTTTTTGGATATGTTTTACTTGGTATTGGTTGGTGTAATTAATTTGATATTGGTTGGAGTAATTAATTTGCTATATTGTAATTAGTTTAGTATAGAACTTTTTTTTATTTTTTATTTTTAATGGACTATTTAAATTCATTAAAATCATTATACAGTTTGAATGAAAATCAATTAGAAACCTTAAAGGATTCAGTAAAGGATTCAGTTATTCCTAACAATTTAGAAAATGTCAAAAAATCACTAAATAATTTAATGGGACAACAAACATCTATTAAAGGAAAAATTCCACAATATAAATTTAATCAAATAAATAATGTAATTATAGAATTATATAGTTATATTAATACATTTCAAGATAGTAGAAATAATTCTAATAGAAATAATTCTAATAGAAATAATTCTAATAGAAATAATATAAACAAAGTATTTGATCAATCTAATTATCATCTGGATACATCTGTATTTAAAATGAATAGACCAACAAATTTAGATAGATTAGAACAACATATTAGAATAGAACCAAAGAAACAAGTTATAAATGATGACCAAAATATTGATCCATATGAACTGTATGGATTTCCAAAAAATGGACCTATAGATTTGAATGAATTGAAATCAAAATATAAAAAATATGCTTTACAAACACATCCAGACAAAAATAATGGTGATTCTAATAATTTTAATATTATAACAAACGCATTTAAAATGTTGTATGAAGATTACAAATTAAAAATTAATGACAAACAATATAGTGAATTAAAAAATAATTCACGTGATTTTTTAGAAGTACAAGGTAAAACAAATAAATCAAATATTAATTTTTCGCAAGATAATTTTAATGTGACACAATTTAACGACATATATAATAATAATCGTATTTCTAATATAAATGATGATGGATATGGAGATTGGTCTAAATCAAGCAAGTTTGATAGTGATGATATTGTGCGAGATAACAAAATAAATAATGGTAATTTTAACTCTATGTTTGAACAAAATATAGAGGTATCAAATAATGTTGTAAAATATAAAAATCCAAAGGAATTGTTTATGAATCATGAAAATAATTGCGAAGAGATTGGTAAAGATAAAGTAGATAATTATACAGGACAAACAAAAACTATAAATTATACTGATTATAAAGAAGCTCATACTACTAACAGATTAGTAGATACAAATGTAACGTTGAAAAATCATGGTTCACTTGAACAACTTAAAATGGCGCGAACAAATATAAAAGATTTAACAGCACACGAGGTTGCTGAAATAGAATTAGAAAAATCACGCCAAGAAGAGTTAGAAATACGAAGGCAACAAAATATAAT